TTGTTGAGCTGTTGCTGTAGTAATACTAGGTATACCAGCTTGTCTTGTAAGATCTGCTGCATATGTTTTACCTAATGCTTCTATGTATTCTGGTGGTAATGTTCTTGTTTCTGTTATTGCCATTATACTGCTCTCTTTTCTAATCGTTTCATTGTATCATACATCCTTTGTGCTCCTTTTTCAATGCTCCCGTTGCCCGCTCCTCGAACAGCGTTAGCCGTCATTACAAACTCATTTTTTGATAACATAGCTGGTACATCATCTGCTTTTTCTTTGATACCTACTGGCACAAAGCCACCTTTGTCTCTGTAGTCTCGTTCCATGACTCCTGCTTGATTTGATCTCATGATACCTGTTGGCATAGCTCCACCCATCAAACCAACCCTGCCGCCTGATTTCATAGCCTGTAATTGTTTAAGTAAATTTTTTCCATATCCTTGAAATTGAGATGGAAGACCTTGTGATCTATCTAATATGTCTTTATAAAACTCACTAGGTAAAGTTAAACCAGACCCCTGTTTAAATTCTACATCTCCATAATCAAATCGTTTAGATGGATCACGTGTGTTAAATCTAGCTCTATTTGGATCTAATCTTCTTCGAATATCTTCTATATTACTAAAAGATTCTGGCATTATATAATCAATTCTTTCAGAGTATTTTGGATCTACATTTCCATACTTTTTAAGATCTTCTAATTGATTACGTAAAGTTGAATATTGACCTGAAGTTAATGGATCTTTTCTAAATTGATTATTAAAAACTCCATATTGATTAAAAACATTTTCTAATGAACTACTTAATTTTTCTTGTAATGCTTCAGGTGATAGATTACGATAAACTGGAGTTTGTCCTCGTTCTCGATCAACTGTATAACCTGTCATTTCTTTTCTATAATTAGGGTCATTTAATATATTAGCAAAACCAAAATCCTCTGCAACGTCTGTATCTAAAGCTGCAAGTCTATTTAATTCTTCTTTTAATTTATTTTCTCTTTCCATAATTGCTGGAGCAGATTGATAAATTTCTCTGTCACTTAAATATTTTTGATATCCTTGTTTATCTAAATAATCTTGAAACTCTTGATTAATTTTTTGTCTAGTATTCATTGCTTGCTGTTTTTGTCTTGTTTGACTGTCTTCGAAAGATTCACCTGGTACAAGAATATCTACATCTTTTTGACCAAGACGACTTAGTAAACTTTTATATCCAGATTCGTCTGGATTTGATTGATAATTTTGTGGATTATTTTCAAAATCTAAAGCTTCTATTTCTGCTTGTCTTTCTTTATCAGCTTCTGAGTTTAATAGATTGTAAACTCCTTCACCTATAGAGGTTCCAACATTTGTAATACGATTTGCAAGAGGTTCTGCTGCACCTATAAATCTATTTGCTATAGCATCTAAAGGTTGTTCATCATCAAAAGCTTTTGCAAATCCAGATATACCAGAACCTGGTTCCATTCTTTTGTAAGCTTCATATCCATCATAAAAAGGACTAGTTACAGCTGATAAAACAGGTGCTGTTGTTTCTATTAAAGCTTGATTTAATGGTCCAACTATTGGTGCTTTTCCATATCCCTCTGAAAGTTTTTGAATCATATCAGAAGTTGATTTTCTAAAATAATCATTTTGATCAGTAGAACTATCAATTATATTTTGTAAATTATCAATACTTGGTTGTAAACCAGGAATAAGTTTTTCTGTTGTTAATTGTTTAGATAAATAATTTTTAGCTTGATTTCCTAATTGAGATAAAATTCCTGGCTCTTGTGCTTGCGTTGTACGTTGTTCTGGAACACCTCTCATTCTTTGTCTAACTGCTTCTTGTGCAGGTGCAATAGATTGTTGAAACGCAGATTGTGCAGCTCTATTACGAGCTATATTTTCTGCAAGTGTATTAGCTGAACTAATACCACCAGTTTGATATTCTATTCTACCACCATCTTTAACATTGTACCTTGCAACAAACATATCTCTACCTGCATCATCTAATGCAGAATACTCTGGGTCATTTGCATAATAGTTATCCATATAAGTTCTCATTTGTTTACCAACTGCTACTTTTCTTGCCGCTAAATATTCTTCCATAGTTTCACCTGGTTCTTGTTCTCTAAAATCTCCTTGAAAATAACTTGCTAATAAAGAAGCACCTGCTGTGATACCACCTGCTGCTAGTTGCGCTGCAACTCCTTTAGGTAATGCTTTAAAACCTGATTTTATTAAATCTCTTGTTCCTGATAGTAAACTTTTACTACCATCAGTTATATCTTTTATATTTGGTTTTTTAAATGCTGAGTCTGTTGTTTGTCTACTAAATAAACTACCCGCTTTGTTTCTAGTTCCTTCGTTAAAAAATTCACCTATTCCACTAGCACCAGGATCTCTTAAACCAATTTTTTCCATTCCAGCGCCAAATAATTTACCACCAGCATAAGTTAATGCGCCTTGTTTAAGTGCATCACTAATACTACCTCTTTGATCAAATCTACCAATACCTCTCATTAATGCTGCTGTTCCTTGTTGACCTGGAATCATAGCAACTAATGGTGCAGCTTTTACTGCAACATCTGCAATTTCATTAGGAATTAGTTTTCTAATTCTATCTTTAATACCACCAAACAAATAGTTTGTTCTTTGAACAACATCTGTTATTCCACCTTTAGCACGTAGTTGTCTACGCATATGCGCTCTTGAGATCATAAATTTTTTCCGTTAGTTTATAGCAGGGATTTTACCTGAATTTATATTAATACTTGTTTTTTACAACTAAATCAAGACTATGTTGTAACATCTCTAGGCTTAGATTGTAAGGCCGAGAGAACTACATGTAGTCTATTAGCTGTTGCTGCAGTCACTTTTAATACTTCACTTTCTTGTAATACTAAAGGTGCTGATAATAATTCCGTTGTTCCATTTGCTGATATAGATTTAGTCTTAAATAAGCTAAATACAGCATCTGATGTATCTGTAATAGTAACTGTAATTGTATCAGCATTTCCAGAGTCTTCAGATACTAATATAGATTTTACAATAGAAGTTGTAAAATTAGGCACTGTGTATAACGTCGTAGCGCTAGTAGTAGTTAAATCTACTTTTTTATTTACAAATGAATTAGCCAAAGAAAAAAGCCTCCGCTTCAGATTCGTCTTTTAAATCTTGTTGATAGGTAGTGTTTAATTTTTGTACAATACTATCCACATCTCTTACAAAAGATTGTTGAATCTGTTGATCGTATTTTTCATTAGGTTGTGTTAATGCTTGTACTATTCTAGCCATTATCTTCTTCCATCTGGTTGATAATCAATTCTAAATGTACCTAGTTTCCAAAACTGACTTGTACCAGTATTATCTATTTTTAATGATATTGATCTAGATCTAGCACGTGTATCTATTTTTTGTGTGCCACTTGTAACAGTAAATGGACCTAATGTAGAACTAGCTGATGCATCATTTGGAAAGTCTCTTAGATTTAATGTAATTCTTGCATCACCTGTTTGTGCTAAAAAGTCTGGTATTACTCTTCTTATTTTCATCATAAACTCACCATCGCCAGCAAGACCTTGTGAACCTATATCAAAATCTCCAGATTCTATTGATGCGGTAATAGCAGTTGTTGCACCTTCTTTAACTTGGTTTAATCCTGTTTCATGTTCATAATATGTTGTTGCACCATCAGTGTTACCATGAACATAGTTAACATCTGAGTCAGCTGTTTCTGCACTTGAATCATATTCTGTTGCATGAGGTTTACCAAACACAGCTGAGTCTTGCCATGTTGATCTAGCAAGTGTTCCTGTAGTCCATACTGGTCGCTCGGGACTTGAGTCTAGATAATTGTATGCTACCATTCTATTAACGGTTCCAGAACCTGAACTTGGATAAAACCACATAATTTCACCAAACAAATTATTAAGTCCAGCATTAATATGTTGTCTTGGAATTAAATTAATATCATCATAAACGTGATCTTCAACTAAACATGGTAGTGATTCTAGTTTACCAGTGTATCGAAAGAAACCATTTTCTGACATCCAATATGCAGCACCATCAACTTCAACAGCTGCATTCTGTGCTATCAATCCACAGTTTGTACCAACTTGTTGAAATGAGAATGTAAATGGTGGACCAACAAAACGCATAATAAATAATGCGGTATCAGTCCAAATATAAATTGCATCTCTACCTCTAATTGATCCCATAATTTTTGATCCATCTGCAAGTCTTTGTGTACCTGCAGTATTAGTAGCTGTTGGTTGATATGTATTAATATCTTCTTGAGATGAAAATCTTATAAACATTGGATCTTGTGTAGAAGGTGTGCCTATTGTTGTTTCTGTTCCAAAAAATACTAAGTGTCTATCTGGTGTAGATACTAAACTAAATGCAGATGCTGTTGGTGCACTTGTTACAACAGTTGCTCTTGTGCTGTTTGCTGTTGTAGGATTTGAATCCCATTCAAATGTTTCACCATTTGATATTGTTGCAATAACTTTATTACCAAAATTATCTAATGACCATATACCTGGTGCTGTTACAATATCTCCTGATGCTGCAGCGTTCCATGCAAAAAAGTTTGATGCATCAGTTACAGTTGCACCTGATGAATGTGATGCTGCTGTTGTACCAGATGCTCCTCTACTCAATCCTGATAAAGTACCACCACTATTGCTTGTATAAGTTATTAATTCATTATCAATCAATACGGTTCCAGATGCTGGAAAAGATGTTGAACTAGCCATTGTTAAAGAAGTTACAGATGTATTTATTGATGACGATAACGTTGATGTAAATTGACCCGTTTTAAAACCACTCCAAGGACCTAGTCCAAAACCTGTAGATGCAACCTCAGCTGCTGGACCAACAGGATAATAATGTTTAACTCTAATACCACCAGATGTTGAT